GCGCGCCGGGTATCATGCGCTGGCCGGAAAGAACGTTGTACCCTTGCAGCATATCCAGGTGCCGGACGGCTGGTACATGGGCAACCGGGCGTATTTGCCCGCGCTGGAACACTTGAACATCAGCAACGCGTTGAAGTGGTCTTTGTACATGGCGGCTTTGGCCGTGCCTGTGCTTATCACTCCTGACGATGTGTCCAGCATCACGGCCAGTGAAACCGGATTCATCAAGCTGAGTGAAGGCAGTTATCACTTCGCGGAACCCACCGGGACATGCTGGCAACATTTGGCTGACAGATGCAAGACCCTGACGGAAGAAATCTGGCGCGCGCTGTACTTGGTATCACAGGCGCGTAGTACTACGGCCACGGCCAGTTCGCAGTCCGGCGTCAGTAAGAAACAGGACATGGCCCCCAGCCATGACGTGCTGAACGGTCTGGGTGACATCCTGCGTGCGAAGATGCAGGTAACCTTGGAGTGGGTAGCGGCTGCCCGCGTCCTGGCCGGGTTCGAAGCAGATAGCAACCTAACCTTCGATGTGCGCGGGTTCGCGTTCGAAGAGAAACTGAGCACGGACGAAATCGCCGTCATTCAGGATCTTCTCAACATGGAGATTCCTTCGGACCTGCTGGAGAAAGAGCTATTCATCCTGGCCGCGCGCGCTGCGCTGCGGGATGCCAACGCAGACACCTTGAAGGCCATCATTGACGAGATTCGAACCGCGCCGGACAAGGCCACGCGTGTGCTTGAGCAACAGAACGCGCAAGCCGAACAGTTGCAGAAAACCATGGTCAAGACGATGGGCTTGGATGACCCGGAAGGCGAAGGGGACGCCCCGGCGTCATAAGCGGTCACACGTTCTAAAAAGTTCCCCAACGCTTTGTTTTCATGGAGCTACAGGGAGCAAGAAAGCAGGCTTCTAACTGCCTGTTGATAAAATTAGGCTGTACAGACTATGCCAATGACGGACGAAGAAATTCAAGCGTTTGTGACCCGGACAATTCAGGGGGCGGTTGCTCCTCTGGGCGAGCAGATGCGGGGCATTACTACTAGTTTGGCGGAAATGCGCGTTACTCCGGCCCCACCTGTGGTCCCCCCGACTCCCGCGCCGGTTCCGCCTGTGGTCCCCCCGGTTACCGCGCCGGTTGCCGTGGACCCGGCCTTGAACAGCCAGATCCTGGAGTTTCGGCGCTCCAACGAAAAACTGGTGGCGGATATGGCCGCTTTGCAAAAGGAACGCGAAGCGGAGCGCAAGCGCGCGGATGATGCGGAGCGGCTGACGGCTGTGACTTCGGCAATGTCCGGGTTCCAGTTCGCAACGGACGCGGCCCGTCAGACGGCGGTAGAAAAGCTGTTGCCGCAGATCAAGCGGACGGATACCGGCGCGCTGGTGGCCGGTGACAACCTGACGCCCGAAGCGTTCATCAAGGACTTTCTGCCCACGCAGCATGCCTACCTGCTGGCCCCCGTGAACACCGGAGGGTCCGGCGTAACCCCTGGAAGCCACGGGGTTGCCAAGGCCGTGGACCTGAACAGTATTTCTCCGTCCATGTCTGCGGACGGAAAAGCCGCAGCCTGGGATGCGGTCAGAACAACTCTTGGCTCATTGGGGCGGTAACTTCAGTAACTCAACAAAGGAAAACGAAACGAAATGCCTGCAATTACGAGTGCGAATGTAGCGAATGCGATTGTGAAACTGGTTGCCGCCGATGCGCTCCCCGCGCTGGTTGGCAGTCTCATCATGGGCAACTTGGTCAATCGGGACTACGAACCTGTTCTGGCCAATGCGGGTGACACCGTGAACGTTCCCCTGCCCCCCGTGATGGTGGCGAACAACATCCTGGAAGCGGGCAGCGTTCAGACGCAGAACCCGAATCTGGGCAATGCTCCCATCGTGCTGAACAAGCACAAGGAAGCCACCTTCAAGATTCCCGATATCACCAAAGTGCTGGCGGTGCCGGACTTGCTCAAGGTCTACATGGAACCGGCCATTATCGCCATCGCAGAATCCATTGAAACGGATCTGCTGGCCCTGTACCCCGGCTTCACCAGCAATACTCCGGTTGGCGCGGCGGCCACGCCCCTGACCGAAGCTGTCATTGACAGCATCGAGACGGCCATGTTCAAAGCCAAGCTGCCCGCAGGCCAGCAAAAGTATCTGGTGGTGAGCGGCGACGAATACGCCAACATCCGGCAGATCCCGCGATTCAGCGAGTACCAGAAGGTTGCGGACGCGGGCGTTCGCGCGCTGATTGACGGCACCGTGGGCAAGGTGAAAGACCTGTTCGTGTTCCGGTCCCAGTACGTCACCAAGACGGGCACCGGCACGGTCAACACCCACAACATCGCGTTTGCCAAGGACGCCATCGGGCTGGTCATGCGGCGGCTTCCGCAGCCCCTGCCCGGCACGGGTGCCATTGCCGAGTACGCCGAGATGGGTAACTTCGGTGTCCGCGTGGTCATGAGCTATGACCCCAACACCCTGGCCCAGCAGTTCACCGTGGACGTGCTGTACGGCTGCGCTAACCTGCGCGAGAACTTCGGCATGCAGGTCAACAGCTAAAGGCCACGCCCCGCGCGCGCCGGTTTAGAAAGGTCACATGGCAAACGTTCAACAGTATTACCTGAGTATGAAGGCCAAGCGCGAAGAGCTTGCCGGACAGTTCCCGAAAGGGGACTGTCTGGTAACCTCGGTTGCTAACTTGGACCACGGAACCACAGCGGGCAACGTGGCCGAAGTTCCGGTCCCCCTGGCTGCGCGCCTCTTGATTGAGGGCACGCACAGGCTTGCGTCCAAGGAAGAGCAGGGGGCTTTCAAGGATGTGCAGGCCAAGCAGCGTGCGACAACCTTGACATCAATTGCGTTGGCGCAGGCGGCGCGCAAGCAGATCGAAACGCTTCTGAACGGCCAGCCGCAGCCCCCACAATCCTAACCTGTAGTCTCACGTCCCTGCATCTAAAAAGGCAATAAAGTATGGCTGCTTCTGTAAGTACCCCTAAAACCGTTACCCAGGGCGTGGCTCCGCATCTGTCTGCCAGCGTGCTTACCGCGTTGCTGGCTATCGCCCCGGAGAACATGACCGTGGCGCAGTGCGCCCAACTCCTGGACGCATGTGCCCGTGTTCCGAAGGGCGAAGACCCAGGCACTACCATTGGCGCGCTGTTGACTTAGTGCGTCCTGCACAATAACCGCAGACGCCCGGCCATGCTACCAAGCTGGCCGGGCTTTTGTTGCAATTAGGGGGATACACGCGTGCTTTGGACTGACAGGGATTTCGTCTCTTCCAACGATCTGATTACCTTGGACGCTGAAGTACAGTCCGTGGCAAGCGCTGAAGAAATCACCCTGGATGACCCATCGGGCGGGGCCGGTATCATCCACCGGGCGATTGAGGAAGCCGGGGACAAGCTCTTCAAATACTTGCAGTTGTTTGGCGGGTATCTCAACAGCGGTACGGTGTCCGCAAACCACTATGCGGCGGTCATGAACGTGGGGCTTCCGAGTGTCAATCGGTCTAAGATCCTGATGGGCCAGATTGTGGTGTCATCCCTGGACGGCGTTAGCTGGCCCCCGGTTAAACGCTGGGTGGCATACTGGGCGCTGCATGCTTTCTTTCGGGATGCGGCTAACCGGACGCTGAAGGACAGGTACGCCACGAAGGAAGAGCGGTACCGGGCCGAAGCGAACGGCGCGCATTGGGACGCCTTGCGGACGCTGGGCGTGCCTATCGTTACGCAGCCTTTGCCCTGTCCGGCTGCTGTGTGGGAACCCAACACGGGTAACTGGGGGGACGGCAACGTTTCCCAGGTGGCCGGGTCCGGCACGGTTGAGGGAAGCTATGATGTGGTGGTTACCTGGGTGGACCAGGACCCCGGCCTATACGGTTCAAATACTGGCACGGGAAGCTTTGTCAACAACGCAGAGTCCGCGCCCAGTGTGCCTGCCACCATCGCTCTGGTGGCCGGTAACGTGGCCGTGGTGGATATCGCGTCCTTGGTAGCCCCTACGGGTGCGCAGCCCCTTGGCAGCATTCCCTTCGCCATTGTGGAGTATATGCGGGCCACCGGCTGGAATGTGTACGCGGGTCCGTCTGGCGGGCCTCTATGCCTGCAAACCCCTACCCCAATCCCCATCGCTACCAAGTCCTTCACATTCCCCGGCGATCCTTTGACCGGAACCGCTCTGGTGGGGCCGGGGCAATACGCGGAGCGCAATTTAAGCTTGCCCATGGGCATCATTCAGCGGGGCTGATACATGGCACGTTCACAAGCCCTGGCTATTGAAGACTTGGTGCAGTCTTTCCGCGATGATATAACACGCATCGTCAGGCAGGCCCAGCGGGACGTGGTTAGCCAGTTGGCAGACCGCTTGTCCATCGTGGACGGGAAGATTGCCAAGACCCAGACCAATACTCGCATCCTCCAAAGCGTGGATGGCCTTTTCCATCGCGCCATGAATCGGGCTGGGTACCAGCAGGCCGTTCAGCGGTACGTGGCAAAGTTCGGGGGCCAATTTGAGTTCTTTCAGGACACGCTTGACCGGCTGGGGAAACAGATCGGGCGCGATCTGACGATGGACTTTGGTAAGCGGGACCGCGCGCTTTTTGTCCAGCAACAGGTCAGTGCGGTGAGGCTCATAGACGCTGTGGTGGACACGGCAGCCGCGTCCGCTGAACGTCAGGCCATGCTGTCCGTAGGGGGAATGCGGCTGGGCCAGCTTATCGACGCCTTGGTTGTCAAGCTGGACACTACAGTTCCGCAGGCCATGACCCTGGCAGATACGGCCCTTTCAACCTTCTACCGCACCATCGCAGACCGGGGATACCAGATTATCGAGAAGGACTTGCCGGATACCGTGGAAGTCCGGTACAGCTACGGCGGGCCGGATGACGTGTTGGTGCGCCCGTTCTGCCGCAACCTGCTCAACCAGACCCGCGCCGGGAAGACGTGGACGCGCGCGGAGATTGGCAGTATGAATAATTTTCAAATTCCTTGGGTATTCCTGAGTGCGGGTGGTTTCAATTGCCGCCATAATTGGCTGCTAACTCCTTTAGTATCAACGCCTTCCGAAAGATAACATGAAAAGATTGGATTTGGTTGGAAGACGATTTGGAAAGCTTATTGTTTGTTCTTTCGCGGGAACTGAACGCGAGATTTTCTCGGCAATGGGTCCGGCGCGTGTATACCCACTTTGGAAGCCAGTCACATTTGAAGATCGCGGCTTAAGTCGTTTCGTTGTAGCTACTTGGCGTTTGGCGTTGACAGGTAAGTAGCCCTCCGGCTGATAAAATAGGGACGGGATGGGAGAATGCACCTTCAAGACGGCCAGCGGAGGCGATCCAGCGGAGTACATCATTCGCTTGGCCAACGAAGCCAAGCCAACCGAAGGCGATGCACTGTACGCAGCCCAGCGTCAAAAGACGCGCATGATCGAGCGCACCCTGCGAGGCGTGGATGTGAACGAGCGGGCCTTTGAACCGTATAGTACGAACGGCCCTTACTACTACTCCCCCCTTGGGCGTGTAGGCCGGACAAAGGCCACGGTTAAGCAGAAGAAAGCGGCGGTGCGCAGGCTGTTGAAGCGCACGGCGGGCGTTACCGAGATTCGGTCAGAGTACGGCGGGTACACGGGTGTGGGAGGGGTGAAGACCCGCAGCGGAACTAGTATCCGTTACGAGTCCTACGCGGACTTCAAAGCGTCCCTGGGCAGGGCTGGTGTGGATCTTACCGGGCCGCGCGCCCCGCACATGCTTCAATCGGCTGGAGTACGGGCTGGAAACCGGGCGTTCGCATCCATCGGGGATGAAAGCGTGGAGGGAAAGAATACTCCTGTTACTGAATTTGCCATCGGCATATACGGGGAAGCAGCGGGCCGGGCCACGGGACACAATACCGGGTTCAGTCCGCGATGGAAGCGCAGGCATCAGCGTTACTTTTGGGGCGCAAGCGCATCTGACTTACAGGCTATGGCATCTGACATCTGGACGCGCATAAAGGTACGGCTGACGGGCAAACTATGAGCGGCATTACCAAGTACGCTACCGACGCTACGCTTTTGCTGTTGGGCCATCCCACGAACGGTTTCAACGCATCCCTGGCAGCCGTGGCGGGCAGCTACGGTATTCAACCTGTCACGATTAACTGGGGGCTGGGAAGCGCGCAGTTCTTTCCGGTGAACTTACACCCGGATGACTTGGAAGAGTCTACGGTGTCAAAGTACCCGATGGCGTTTTTGTGCGGCATTCGAAGTCAGAACACGCATGAGTCCCATGGGCGGAAGTTTTCAGGGCCGGTTGAACTGAGGCTTAGTTTCTGGCTGACTAGCAACGCATCAAGCATTGTCAAGGCCGCGTCCGCGTTGGAGTCGCTGTGCAGCGCCATCGAAGAAGCCTGTAACAACATGTTCTGGAACGGTAACTGGCCCCAGGGGTACGGCGCGAGTAGTTCTGTTTGCAATCCCCCGATGTGTACGCGCGGAGAAGTAGAGCAGGCCGGGGAAATGTGGCGTCAGGCCATCGTCTTCAATCTGGTGTTCACCTTGGACACTAACTAACAACGGAGCACACATGGAAAAAGTTCTGTATCATTACATCGGGTCAGAAAGTCAGATCGGGGACCTGAAGCTTGAGAAGTTCGGAACCGAAGTCAGTTTGACGCCCGCTGAAGCTTTGAACGCAATTGAAGGCGGCGCGCAGTTATGTCCTCATGGGGCATTCACCTTTACGGAACAGGAAGTATCCCTGTATCCTTATCCCGCTTTTCGCGCCAGTGCGCCGGAAGCGTTTCACGTAAAGCACAGGGCCGCTTTGGTGGCCGTGGCGGAACACTTGGCCGAACTGCGAATACAGCAGAATCAGGCAACGGAAGGACGGTAAAGGATGTCGAATTTCTCAGTTGCAAGAAGTGGCCGGATCTACGTCGCTACGCAGTCCGCGATTGGCACAGCGGCGTCCTTGACTGGGGCCAACTGTTGCAGGCATAGTAAGGTAAAGCTGCAACCCATGAAC